TGAAATTACCTTTTAAATAACTATTTTTGTACATGCTTTTATAGCATTTGCTGCAACCCAAAAGTCAGCTAACCCAGTGGTCAATTTGGCCCGGAACAGGGTGGTCAACATCTCCATAATATACACTATTGACGAAGGCACCGAAGTTTACGAGGATGCCGACATGACCACACCGGCAGCACCCAATACCTACACCACCGCTACCGGCAGCAAGATTGCTGTAAAAGGCGGCCAGGTGCAAAAGGTAACTCCGCCGCTAAGCGACCCCGATGCTGATCCGGATGCCGATAGTTTCCAGGATGATGACGAGGATGCATCTTCGGACAAATTCACAAAGGCTAAAAATAAAAAAGCAGGTGATGTGGAAAACAAAGTTCAATCCATCAAAGCCAGGCTCCACGCGCAAAATGCGTTGTTAAGTGAGGCTCAGGCAGCGCTCGAAGCCGCGAATATCCGCCTAAACAAATCGCGCGAAGAAGTAAAGAACGAGATTCGTTCAAACTTTACCCCGGAAGGATCAAAACGCAGCAATAAAGCCAAAACCGAACCACAGCCTTTCTTCGCCCCAACAAGCCAGCTGGCTAAAAATGCAGTTAAAAAAGCGATAGCAAAATAGTTTGATTGGTGAGTAGTTGATTAAGTTAAGTGGTTAAAACCTAAACCTTTCTTACATATTAACCCTCAGTTCAACTGCTCACACAATCATTCAATCAATCTCGAAATAGTTGATTGGTGAGTGGTTGATTAAGTTAAGTGGTTAAAAAACCTAACCCTTATACTGACCACAAGATCAACCACTCACATAATCAACCTAATAAACTTAATCAACCAAAAAAATAAATGGCTCAATTTACATTTACAAACAATACCTATGCCGGCGAAGCGCTGGCCGGGTTTATGGCCAGCACACTACTGGAAGCCGATTCGGTGAAACGCGGCCTGCTGACTGTTATTAACGACGTTAAATCGCGCAAGGTAATACTTGATGTTGATGACGAAGTGGTACTGCAAGACCCCTCTGGCGTTTTTGCCGACCAGGGCACCACTGCCTTACAAAACGAAAGCTACCTGGACCCGGTAGTGTACGAATTTATGAAACAGGAACAATGGGACAAGCTCGTCCAGTCATGGGAGGCACAGAGCTTGAAGCCCGGCGCATTTATGGACTACGAAGGCGTTGTCGACCTGTCCGACTTTATGGTTCAGCGTTATCTTACCAAAATACAAATCGCTAATGAGCGTTTGTATTGGCTGGGCAAATCTGCTACCCAGGAAGCTGCCTTTACCGCCGGCTTTACAGGCTTACTGCCGTCAATATCAGCTGCAAGTGGCGTTTACAAAGTGGGTTTAGGTAAGCCCGCAAGCTCAATGGAAGCAACAGCAATAGATGGCACAGGCCTGGTTACCGTTGCAGATACGTCTGCCTTATTTGATGGAGATGTAGTTACCATCACCAATACCACCGGCAACAGCATGGATACTACAAATGGAACACCCGGAATCGCTATTGCAGGCCAGTCGTATTTTATACAGGTAGCAAGTGCAACCACAATTAAGCTGGTGCGAAACTATAACGCCATCAATTCACGCAAGGCAGCAACCTTTACCGGCACATTAACAGCCGCAACGGTTAGCTATATTAATGCAGGCAATGTACTATCGGTATTGTCAGGCGTTTACGCACAGCTTGACCCTGCCGACCGCGCACAGGATGATTTTAACCTGCAAATACCGCTACACGTTGGCTATGCCTATGCACAGGCACAGGCTAATAAAGCTACGAACGTACTGAATGCCTTCACCGATCCAAAACAGATGGACTACTTAGGTATGCCTTTACAACTGATGAACCACTGGCAGGCAAATACCATATTAGGAGCCCGCACATCAAATTTGTTCCTTGGTGTCGACCTGCTGGGTGATGAATCAAGCCTCTCAACCGTTTACATGCAGCCTTATACCAACGACAACGTGGTACGCATGAAAGCCCGTATGAAAGCCGCTGTAAACTTCAAGTTCGCTAACGAAATATTTTATCTATCAGCTTAGTGAGTAGTTGATAAGGTTGATTAAGTGAGTGGTTAGCACTACTTGATAAACCATTCAACAACTTAATTAACGAAATATTCTATTTATCAGCCTGATTTAAAGTCTCCCCTACCGGGGGAGATTTAGAGGGGGCTTCAATCAACCAAATATGTCAATTTACAATCTAATAAATTCCGGCTTCAGCCTGGGAACAAGCGAGCCGGTAACCGCCGGTATAGAAGATGTTATATATATCTTCAACCAGGGTGATATCGCACTCACTTTCGACACCACTAATCCGCTTATCGTAACAGGCCTCACAGCCGTTAACAGTGGCAAAATTTATATGTTCCAGGGCACAAATAACAGCTTTAACACTACATCAAAACTCGCCAAAACATCTGTCGGTCCAAGATACACAGAGGAAATCGACTTTAACGTGGCCGGCCTTTCTGTCGACATTAAAACACAATTGCAGGCAATGGGCTATGGCCGCGTATGTGCTATCGCTGTTAATAACTACAACTCCAGCGATTCGGCTATCGAGCTTTTTGGGGCAGTGAATGGGTTAATATTAACCGATGCCGAGCGTAGCGCAGCCGACGAAACCGTTGACGGCGGTTACAAATTAAAGTTAACCAACCCCGATAAACTGAGGGAACCCTATCCGCCACGCGCCGTATCCATCGCCCCAACAAGCGGCACAGCAACTTATGCCAGCACAATAGCCGCTATCCAGGCACTGTTGGCAACCAGTTAATTTCAAAATTATGACCAAAAAGTATGTACTCAAACCCGGCAGGCACCAATTCGTACCAGGCGCTCAAGCTCTTCATGATAATGAGAACTTAAGCGATGAGAACGCCAAATGGTACATGGACAAATATCCGCATATCGCTTCAATGTTCGAGCTAATGCCAACTGAGCGCAATGCAAATGTGGATGAACAGAATACAGCCTGCCGGGTGTCGGCCGAGGATCAAACTCAATCCATCGGTGTAATCAAAAAAACCTAATCGGTGAAATCGAAAAATAATAATCGGTGAAATCAAAAAATAATAATGAAAACCTACTTACCACAAATTGAGCGAAGGATATTAGTGAGGCCGAACCAAACATTCGGTATCCTAAACTATGATATGGACAATGCCTATCCGCAGCGTATGCTCGAATTAGTAGCCTCCTCACCTACCGCAAAAGATTGCTGGAACAAAAGGACGAAATTTATTGCCGGTAATGGCTTTGAGGCACAGGACCTGGGCAAACAGTTAATAAATGATCATGGATTAACCATCGCAAAGCTGTTAAAGGCAGTTGCTACCGATAAAGCATTGTTCACCGGGTTTGGGATACACGTAAATTACAATGCCAACTACAAAATAGCATCGGTAAATTATATCAAGTTCGAGGATATACGCATGGGCGACACGGATTGCCAAGATACTACAGGCAAATTTGCCATCTATTCAGATTGGGGCCGCAAAACCTGGAAAAATATCATGCGCAATAAGGTTACTTTTCTTGATCCGTATGATCCCGATCCTGCTGTAATTGAACAGCAGGTGACTGATGCCGGCGGGTGGGATAATTACAAAGGACAGTTGTTTTATTTTAATCCCGAAGTTGATGATTACCCTTTAATTGAGGCCGATAGTGTTTGGGAAGATTTTGAAACCGAAGCTGGTATTAAGATCTTCAATAACAGGGAAGTTACGACCGGCTTTTTGCCCTCTACGATGCTTTTTATGCAATCGCGGCGTGAAGAGGCCGATAACAGCAGCCCCGATAGTGACGAGCAACACTACTATAACATCCCATCGCAATTAGAGAAAGACCTCGGTGCTTTCCAGGGGACGAAAAGCTCACAAAAGATAATCGTAATCGAGTACGAGGATGAAACGATGAAACCCGAATTTCAGCCTTATGCCATCCAAAATAACGATAAGTTGTTTGAAGCAACAGAAAAATCAGTAGAGGCACGCATCATCAAAGGCTTTTCCATACCAAAGGAGCTTATTAATGCTGAAAAAACATCGGGCTTAAGCAATGGCAGCGAGAAAAAGCAAGCTATTAGTGAATTTAATGATAATACCGCTGCGGACCGGCTTGAACTTTCGGAAACCTTTGCTGAACTATTCAGTCACTTTTATACTAATGTCAACCCGGGTGATAACTGGAATATTATCCCCGTGCCTGCGAATGTTGCCGATGACAACGCCGGGATAACCGCCGGCGCCAGCATCAACCAGCTGTTAACTTCAACTATCCCAACCGAAAACAAAATTGCCGTACTAGTTTACGCCTACGGCTTTAAACAGGCCGAAGCGGAAGCGATGGTGCAATAAACTCAAGAAGCAAGAAGCAAGAATCAGGACAAGAAAAGTCCAGGGCTTTAAAGTTCCCCTCTCGAGAGGGGGCGGGAAAGAAAGTGCGGCTGTAGGGGTGTGTTAACCCATCTGCATGATATCAAACAAATAAAAACCATGAACCAAATCTATCTGATCGACCAGATCACTTTTCAGAATTACGAAGACCTGTCGGTGAATATCAAAACCGAGCGTATAAAAGTTTTTGTAAAGAAAGCCCAGGAACTCGACCTTAAGCCTTTTTTAGGCCACTCATTATACTATGATTTCATACAGTATTTCAATGCCGATGGAA